AATGAAGCTCTACGGCTTTCCCGGTTACCCATTCACAAAGTTTTACGACTCCTATAAAACATTGGGCGCCGCAAAAAAAGCAGCAGCTCTGGCAATCGCCGAAGGGTGGCGGATGGCCGAAATTTACCGGGACGATCCAAAGAAAGCTGGGTACTTCGGCATTGAACGTGAACTTGTTGAAACAATCGGCAGCATCTGACACCCAGGGGCTTCTGCCCCATCAACGAAAGCACACCATGCTCAAACAAGCCCTCTTCGCAATCGCCCTGGGCATCATCGGCGGCCTAGTCCTTGGGATGTACTTCTGATGAGCCAGACCCGCCAAGCCCACCTATTGAGCCTGCTGGCTCACGGCCACCCGTTCAAGATCGCCCTGATCTTGACCTCGATCCAGTTCAACATCCCCGCCCACCAGCTCGAACGGGAGTTCTATCGATGAAATACTGCCCAAAGTGCCAAGGTCCCGCCCGTGTCCTTGAGACGCGCCACAGCCCCCGCCACGGCGTCAAACGGCGCAGGCTGGGGTGCACGTCCTGCGGCTATCGTTGGACGATCCTGGGAGACTCTTACAGGTGCGCAAAATGAATCAACCCATCCTCCAAGCCGACAAGCTGCTGGCCGACGCCAATCTGCCCACCTACACCCAGGCCATGGGCGCCCTGCTCGCACTGGCACGGGAAATAGGCTCGATGCCCCACGTAGACCAGCACCAAGTCTTCAAAGCTTGGGTCATCCTCGACCGCTATTCAATCAACTCAAAACACGTTTAAAGGCCCCTAAGGGCCTTTTTTTACGTCTCCCCTTGCCCAGACCCATCTTCGATCTGCCGGGGCTCCACCAGCTTCGCATCGATGACGTCCTCAGCGATCAGCCTGGCCTTCGCCGCCTCCAGTGCCCCGGTAATACTGATACCAGTATGGACTATTTCATGCTTTTGAGTTTCTGCCCATCTCATTTGTGTCTTAGTCCACCATATTAATGAGCCAGTATCTCCGGCCATTGCTTTATCAAATAGAGTCTTACCTATTTTCCCATTGGCCTTGGCACGGCCTAATTCCAATTCTCTTTTGAAGTGGGTGCGCAAGGTATCTACGTGAATACCATCCCGCACCATGGCCGCGATACTCTCTTGCTGCAGGCCAAAGCCCGAAAGCTTCTCGACCATCTCGCGCTCTTCGTCTGTTGGCACAAGCGGAGGCTGACCCGCCCCTGGCCTGGCCCCACCCCTCTTCGAGATTTCTTGTCTTGGAGTTTCAATCCCATCATCCATGTTAGCGTCTCCTAACTTTAAGTTGCAACTCGTTGTAATGCTTAACAGCCCTTGCGACTCCGAGCTCATCCCCGGCGTGGGTTGCTTCGATGAGTCTTCTGAACCAAAGCTTCATTTCTTCAGTCATTCGGCTTTCCATTTCCAACCCAACCTCTTCCTCTTCACTCATCTCTCTCTCCTATGTCTATTTCCGCATCAGGACGGGACAAACGGACAATATATAAATATATTGTCCTGTCCTGTCCCGCCCGTTCTGCCTTGCCAAAAGGACATTTGTCCCATTTGTCCCTGTCCTGTCCCGTTGTCCCGGTTAACTTTTTAACAACCAACTGTGCCCACTTTGTCCCGCCGAAATCCTATCGGGACAGGACATTTGTCCCGTTGTCCCGTTGTCCTAACGCTGGCCCGTCCCGCCTAAAAGCATCATTGAACTGGCGGTAACGGGCTCAATGACGACCCAGCCTTGCTCAAATGGTGCGATAACTTCGGCCAAAAGGAGGTTATTGATCAGCCTCCCCTTCTTCCCTGGTTGTGCATAAGTGTTGGCAGTGGCCTGGCTTAAGCCGTCCTTTACTAGGTGGTCTACGAGGGCGCTGCGGGACAAATACGGTTGTCCGTTCCTTGTCTCGTGTCCCGCCGCGTTCCAAGACGATATGAACTTTTTGATATCCCTTGAATAATCTGATTCTTTGCTTTTCTCTTTAACTTCATAGTCTTTCGTAACTGCAAAAACCGCACCGGTAATATCTTCTCCGTCCTCATCTTTCCAGCCCAGCGCCACGGGTTTAAGCAATCCGTATATTGGCTCTGGCTCTTTGTCGTCCTTTACTTTCTTTGCCTCAATCTTGATTGTTTTGTCCGTTGTGCGAGAAACATATATTGAGAAGTCAAGGCCGCCTCGCCATGCGCTGGAGCCTCGTTCTCTTCCCTGTGCCGTCTCGCTCACCCCCGTGTGGTGAACAAACACTGTTGTGGCGCCCAAAGCTGAGGCTGCTGTGCTGCACGAATTGACCATGGCCCGGACATCCCTTGCCGCATTTTCGTCTCCGCTCATGTGGTTATTCACCGTGTCCACAATCAACAGGCTGATCTGTTCTTGAGTTATTGAACGGACAAGCTTGATGACATCTGCCGCCGCTCTTGGGCTGTCAAGATCAATGGGTCTGTTGCTGATGAGAAGGTTGTCGAGCTGGGTGGTTTGATGCTCAATTGCCCACGAGGCAATCCGCTTGCGAATGCCGTAGTTGCCTTCGCCAGCGAGATAGACCACAACGCCCGGCTTTGTCTTTATGCCTTGCCAAGGAATGCCAGCCGCAATTGAACAGGCCATGTCTAGTGCAATAAAGCTTTTGCCTGCCCCTGACGGGCCAAAGATCATTGCGACGCAATGAGCAGCTAACCATTCTTTGATGATCCACTTGGTGGGGGAAGGTTCCTCAATGAACGAGCTGCCACGGGTTAGAAAATAGTCACCAGCAGGGGCCGCTAAATTCTCAAGCAAAGATTCGGCCGCTTCCGCACCGAGCGCCACCGAGCTTGCAACGTCGCTGTTAGGCTCATATCGAGAGACTGACCGGGCAATCTGACGAATTTCTGAACTGGGCAAAGGAATTTCGCACCTGGTCTCATTCGCTACGCTAAGAGCCGCCAGAATTTCCGATTCGCTCATGCCATACGAGCGCATAGCCCCAGCAAGACTGGTTAGGCCCGAGTTGCGGTTGCCTTTAATGATTGAAGAATCATTTGAAGCTGTTCGCTCTTTCTTTGCCGGAAGCATTGATGCAAGCCAACTCTGAGGAATACTGACCGGACCAACACCGTCGAATGGATCGCTTGAGGCTTCCCATTGATATGTTTTGCCCTCAATCTCAGACGGATACGCTACAAAGTAGCGCCCATTTGAAAGAAGATCAACGCCATCCAAAAGCTTGCAAGACTTAATCCCATCTTGGTACGCTGCAAGATAGTGGTAGCCCCCGCCAGCAGTTAAAGCTGTGATTCCGTCGGGCAACTGTCCGTGCTTTGCCGTCCACTCGTCCCAACTGTCCTGTCCGCCGTTGCGTGGGTCAATGTCGTATACAACAAGACCGGACGCTTGGCCTGCCGCTACTCCGATGTTCAGATCTGGGTTTGATGTGAACCACGCGCGGATCTGATCTGGGTCGTCCGTTGCATCGTGTACGCCGTGCGCTGTTGCGGGAACTTTGCTGTTTGGGACAACCGGAAGAACTTTCCAGCCCCAAGACGCATATGTAAGAGCCGCTTCAAGTTTTGATCGGTTCGTCATTTTGCGCCCCCAATGGCATCGGGGCAAAATGGCTTGCTGCGTGGCGCAGCAAAGGTGAATGTTTTGGACATGGTTGGCGCTTTCTGAAGCACCTAGGTGGAGGCTGGGCGAAGCGCCAACCTCCCCGCGTGTACGGGTCCCAGCCCCCACCTAGGGGCACACGTTAATGGGTTGGCATCCAAACCTTAACAGCGCCGAGCTGAAATTGCAATCAGGACAACACTAATTTTGCGCTATTTTCCAAATAGTCACTCAACGCCGCCAGCACTCTATGTGATGGATTGCAGTCGGCATTGTTCCGAATGTCTCTCAACGTGTTGGGATGCAGGCCCGTCCGCTCCGCGATGACTGTAAGCCGTCGATCTTGGAGCTGCGCCCGGATCAATTCAAGTGTGAGCATGTTGTTAAAAATGTTGTGTTGGGATGTTGACATCATACGCCGCACAAAGTTATAGTGTCAACACTGCTTGAACGGATTCCCCGACGAAGCAGCTAACCGGAGATAAACATGAAACTGATTCGCAACAAAGGCTTCTACAAAGTGTACGCTTCTGAAACTGGCGACTACTTTACCGTGTGGTCCTCAGACTACCCCAGCAAGTACAGTCTACTCGGCACCTGCGAGAACATGGACGAGGCCTTGGAGCTGGCCGAAATCTACATCGATTGCATTGTTAACGATGTAGCATTTTAATTGCATCGGGGTGTTGACAAGTTAACAAACACCCCCTACAGTACACACATCGAACGAACGGAATAGGCCGACGGTTCGATCTAACCAAGGAACTCATCATGAAAAACAACGACCTGAACCTGACCCAAGCCGATCAACTGGGTCAATTGCTGGCTGAAATTGATGTGCTTGAAAAGCAAGCCGACGCAATTAAGAAAGCCATGCGCGAGGCTGGCGGAGTTCACGAGGGTGTGTTGTTCCGTTCTACTGTCGTTGAATCCAACCGTTCTAACACCGATTGGAAAGCTCTTTGCAAGGCTCAGAACATTGGTGCAGATGTCATTGCATCACACACAAGTGTGACGGCGGTTTACTCTGTAAAGACCACCTCTAAATGAAGAACTGGCCCTTCCCCACTTACAAAGGGGAGGCCTTGCCAAGGCCCCCCGCTACCCCGTTCCGCCAGGAACCCCTACCACCTGCGCCACCGGCGCCATTCTGAAAGCAAATATGGCAATCAATCTTAAAACCACCGGCCAACTGGCCGCCTCCGGGGTCAAGCTCCTTGTCTACGGCGCTGCGGGAGCAGGAAAAACTTCCCTCATTCCTACCCTGCCCAATCCCGTAGTCCTATCGGCCGAGGGTGGCCTTCTTTCTATCGCCGGGGCCGACGTGCCCTTCATCGAAATAAGCTCAATGGATGCTCTGCGTGAGGCTTACGAATGGCTTACAAAATCTGATGAGGCCAAAGGCTTTCAGTCCGTAGCCATTGACTCAATCAGCGAAATCGCCGAGGTGGTTCTTAATTACGAGAAGAAACACAACAAAGACCCCCGCGCAGCTTACGGGTCTATGCAGGAGCAAATGGCCGATGTCATTCGAGCTTTTCGTGATCTGCCTGGGCGACACGTTTACATGAGCGCGAAGCTGGAGAAAAGCCAGGACGAGCTTGCAAAGATGATGTACAGCCCTTCAATGCCGGGTAACAAAACCGGCCAGGCTTTGCCTTACTTTTTTGATGAAGTTTTGGCCCTGCGTGTCGAAAAAGACGCCGACGGTAACACTCAGCGAGCTTTGATGTGCGACGGGGATGGGGTCTGGTTAGCTAAGGATCGGTCGGGCCGCCTTGATATGTGGGAAAGCCCTGATCTGGGGGCTGTGATTGCAAAGATTGGGGGGAATGTATGACTGACCGTAAACTTTTGGAATTAGCCGCTAAGGCGGTTGGGTTGGGCGTTCATCGACTAGATGAAGACGAGTATTACCCAAAAGCATGGAACCCTCTTTTAGACGACGGCGACGCGCTGCGGCTAGCAGTGAAGCTGGGTTTCCTTATTGAAGTAATTCACGGCGAACAAATGGTTGTTGTATGGGATTGTGAGCCAGCAAACGAGACTAGAAAGACGAGTGTGTTGTGGGGCAACCTTACGGGGGCAGAGGTAGACAACGCACACGCCGCAACCCGGAGGGCAATAGTAAAAGCCGCTGCAATGGTTGTAAAAATAAAAAAGAAGATTGGGGGGAATGTATGA